AGAGAGAAGGACGTCCCATGCCCAATGCCACCCGGAAAGGTGCCAAGAAGGCGGCGCCGGTTGCGCCGGAAAGTGACAGCCAAGCGCCGGCGCTGGCCGCCAGCGCGTTCGATCTGGTGCCGCTGGCGCGGTTGCGGCGCGCGCCGGAAAATGTGCGGCACACGAACCAGGCGGTTGATATCGAGTCGCTGGCCGACGACATCGCGGCGCACGGCCTGCTGCAAAATCTGATCGGCTATGCCGGCGACACGTCGATCGCCAAGGCCGTCGTCTACATCGTCGGCGGCGGGCGGCGGTTGCAGGCGTTGCAGCGGCTGCTGGACCTGGGCGCATTGGCGGAGGATTTCCCCGTGCCGGTGCTGTTGCGCAGCCCGGCCGAGGCGATCGACCTGTCGCTTTCGGAAAATCTGGCCAAGCGCGACATGAACCCGGCGGACGAATTTCTGGCGTTCGAGGCGCTGATGAAGCGCGGCACGGCATCCGCCGGCGATCTGGCCAAGCAGTTCGGCTTTTCCGAGCGCTATGTGAAACAGCGGCTGAAGCTCGCCGCCCTGGCGCCGGAGATACTGGACGCCCTACGCGCATCGGAAATGACTATGGCTGCGGCCATGGCCTATGGTCGGGCGGCGGACCAGGACGTGCAGCGTGCGGTGTTCAAAGCGCAAGCGAAGCGCGGCTATGACCGTCATTCGCCCGAGCGGATCAAGTATGACATCGCGAACCAGAGCAAGACGACAGACTGGCCGCTCTATCGCTATGTCGGCGCGAAAGCTTATGAACGGGAAGGCGGCGGATACGAAGACGGCGGCCTGTTCGATGATGATAGTGGAGCTGCGCGGAAGCTGACTAGCGCGTTCACCGTTATCCACCAGGCGCACCAGCATATCGACTTCCAGATGATCATGCGCCTGCGCCAGATGGCGGAAGAGCTGGACCTTGATCCTGATGCCGTCACGGGCTTCGTCAAGGTCAAGGACCTGCATTGGGGTCCTCACTCCTATGCCTATCACGGCCTCGATAAGCAGGCACCGGATGGCTATGCTTGGGTCGGCAACGACTTCAACGCCGATCGCGTCGAGCGCATGCTCAAGACGATCCGCAACAATCGCATCCTGTGCCAACTGCCGGTCGGCGTCGACGAAACGGGCGCATTGATCCGCATTCCCAAGGGCTTTTTCGTTCCGAAGGATCAGGCCCGTGCAGTCGATCCTCCCGTTCAATCGTCCGGGCACACCATGCCTACTGCTGAAGAGCAAGCAGCGGCCGAGCGTGCGCGCAAGGTGCGGGCGTTTGCGGCGATGCTCGCGGCCGATGAAAATGCAAAGGCCCGATTGCAGGGGCGGCGCTTCTGGCCGAGTTACATCTGGGAAGGTAGTCGGGTCCTTCCCGATCTGGGCGAGGTCGTCATGCTCAAGCAGCATGTCGCGGTAACCGAGGCTGAGATCGAGGCGATGATGGAGGTCGCAGAGGGCGAGCTGGACCGGCATGAGGCGGAGCTTCAGGCCAAACGCGAGGCACAGCAGCGAGCGGAGGAAGAGGCGGCGGCGGCCGAGGCAAGCAAGCGCGCGGAGCTGGCAACGATGGATCCCGCACCCGCCGTCCTGCGGATGGGCGACCTGCTGCTGTTCCGTTGGGCCGATGGCTGCTGGTATGATGAGCGCGAGGCCGAAGGCGCCGATCCCGTCTATCAGTTCGATGATTTGGCCGAAGTGCTGGAATGGGCCGAGGCGGAAGGCGCTGCGGTGCGCGGGGCCTGGGTGTCGCTGGAGGCCTATGAGGCGGCGCATGCGCCCGAGGTGAACGCCGAAGATCAAGTGGAGCAGGCGGCATGAGCGGCGCGGGGAAGCAGCGGCCGCAGCGCGGGCAGCGGCCGAGCCTGGAGTTTCGCCCGGTCGCCGACCTGATGGTCGATCCGGCCTATCAGCGGTCGATCGACACCGGGCCAAGCCAGGCGCTGATCAAGCGGATCGCGCGGGATTGGGACTGGGGGCTGTGCCAGCCCCTGAATGTCGCGCGGCGGACCGACGGCAGTTTGTTCGTCATCGACGGGCAGCATCGATTGTCGGCGGCGGTGCTGCGCGGCGATATCTATGACCTGCCGTGCGTCATCCTGTCGGTGGGCGACCAGCGCGACGAAGCGGCGGCGTTCGTGGCGCTCAACCAGCAACGGCTGAAGCTGAGCCGGATCGAGATATTCAAGGCGGCGCTGGCCGCCGGCAATGTCGAGGCGCATGACATCAACGCCGCGCTGGAGGCGGCGGGCCTGTCGGTGGCGGCAACGACCAATGTCGACAGCTGGAAGCCGATGCAGGTGGTCAACATCGCCGGCCTGGAAAAATGCGTGCGCACCCATGGCATCAAGGCGCTGCGCATGGCGTGCCTGGCCGGCGCGGTGGCGTTTCACGGGCAGGTGCTGCGCTATTTCGGCACGATCTTCCCCGGCATCGTCGCGGCGGTGGTCAAGCATGGCGTGGATGCGCCCGATCTGATCACGCTGGTGCTGGGCGGATGCGACCAGGCCGAATGGCGTGACGACATCAACCGCGTCAAGGCGGACAATCCCAACATCAACATGCACGCGGCGGCCGAGATGGCGATCGTCCGCGCGGTCGACGAAGCGCGGGAGGCGCAGTCATGAGCGAGGCAGCGGACAGGATCGAGGCGGCGATGCAGGACAGCCAGGCCCCGGCGAGCGGGTGGGACATGCCGGGGCTGCGCCGGATGACCGGCCTGACGGTCGGGGCGTTCGCGGCCGGGGTCGCCGATCTGCGCGCGCGCGGGCGGATGCATGCGTTTGCGCTGGAACTGGTGGAGACGAATGTGGTTGCGGCCGATCCGGAGCCGGTGGCGAGCGTGGCCGCCGAAGTGGCGGAGGAAGCAAAGGCATTGGTCGCGCGGCGGACCGTGGCGCGGACATGCGGGCAGGGCCAGTATCTGGCGCCGACGCCCGGCGCGCTGTTGCAGGAAAAGGCCCTCAACGATGCGCCGGCGCTGGCGGCCAGCATCATGAAGGATCGGTGGGGGCCGGTATGGGAGCGGGTGTGCAGTCATGCGCGCGCCACCAACCAGCGGCCGATCGCGGCGATGATCAGCCTGCTGGACAGCGGATTGCAGCGGGAGTCGCACGCATGATGAAGGTCGGCGTCAAGACGCTGCGCGAGGGGCTGAAGGCCGTGAAGTCGGTGGTCGAAGCGCGCAGCACCATACCGATCCTGGCCAATATCGTCATCCGGTCGACGCCGGGGCAGGCGGTGCTGATCGCCACGGACTTGGACGTCATGGTCGAAAAGACGATCGATCTGGAAGAGCCGGGCAGCAACAGGGCGATGGACTTCAGCGTCCAGGCGGCGACATTGCAGTCGATCGCGGCGAAGCTGCCGAGCGAGGGCGTGGCGACGATCGAGGCGGACGGCAATAGCGGCATCGCCATCAAGTGCGGCCGCGCGCGGTTCAAGCTGCCGACATTGCCGACCGACGATTTCCCGATGCTGGTCCGCGCCGATTGGGACGCGCAGTGGGAACAGGATGGCGCGTCGCTGGTGGCGATGATCGAGGCGGTGCGCTTTGCGATATCGACCGAAGAGGTTCGTTATTTTCTGAACGGCATTTACTGGCATGTGCCCGGCGAATCCGCCTGTCAGTTCGCCGCCGCGACCAACGGGCATCAGCTGGCGCGGTTCCATCATGACGTGCCCGATGGCGCGGAAGGCATGCCGGGCATCATCGTCAGCCGCAAGACGGTCAAGGTGCTGGCAGACCTGCTGGAAGAGGAAAGCGGGACGGTCGACGTCGCGGTGGCCGCGTCGCGGTGCAGGTTCGACCTGGGCAGCACGGTGCTGACGGCCAAGACGGTGGACGGCACTTTCCCTGATTATACGCGCGTGATCCCGGCGGCGAACCAGATCGACGCGTGGTTCGACCCCGCCGAACTGGCCGAGGCGGTGGACCGGGTGCTGGTGATCCAGGCGGACAAGACGCGCGTCATCGCGATGGATTTCACGCGCGACAAGGTGACGCTGCGCGTGACGTGTCCGGAAAGGGGCATGGCGAGCGAGGAAGTCCCGATCGAGCTGACGGGCGCGGACATCACGATCGGCTTCAACGGCCGCTATCTGCTGGACGTGCTGGCGCGGCTGAAGGGCGGGGAGGGCGCACGGGCGCGGGTGTTGCTGGGCGACGAGAAAGCGCCAGCGCTTTGGCAGCAGAGCGACGAGGCGCGCGCGCTCTATGTCCTCATGCCGTTGAGGGTTTGACGATGGGGTCGCGTGTCATCGTGTCGGCTGACGAGCCTATCCCTTATGGCGCGGAGGTGTTCGTGCGTGGGCTGCGGGCGACGTTGGCGTCCAAGGAGCTGGCCAACGCGCGCGCGGTCGATCGGCCGCGCTGGCTGGGTGAAGACGGCATCATCCCGCCCCGGTGTGGCTTCACCGTCGAAATGCTGGAGCGCGCGCCCGATCTGCAAGCCATGGCCGATGGGCCGATCATGGACCCGGTGCAGCGTTTCCTGCCGCTCGGGCGGATCAGCCTTGCCGAGGCGAAGGCGCGTGAGGCGGCGCTGTTTTTGGAGGTGGGTCATGTCTGACTTGTCACCCTATCGTCCGTCAAACGGCACCGAAGGCGAGATATTCATGTCCGCTTGGTGCGCGAAGTGCGTGCGCGATCGTGCCCGGCGGGAAGGCGACCCCTTCGAAGGCTGCGACATCATCACGATGACGATGGCGTTCGACATAGATCATCCCTCCTATCCCGAAGCATGGGTGCAGGACGATGATGGCACGCCATCCTGCCTGGAATTCACGGCAGAAAATGAGGCTGATCAGCCGATAGATCCGGCAGCGGTGGTGAGGCCGTTGCTATGACCGGCCTCTTCCCCGAGCCGCCGATCGCCGGACCTGCGCCCAGGGGGCTGGGCCGCGCCATGGCGGGTGGCGGCGCGAAGGTCGAGCGGCGCGGCAATGATTATTATCCGACGCCGCCCAGTGCGACGCGCGCCTTCCTGGCGGCGGAGCGGGCATGGCTGCTGGACGCGGTCGACGCGCCGGCGAGCGGGGCCGACCATCCGATATGGGAACCGTGCGGGCGGGGCGGGGCGATCGCGGCCGAGCTGGAGGCGGCGGGATTCCTGACGATCGCGACGGACCTGGTCGCGGACCCGGCGCACCGCGTCACGGAACAGAATCTGCTGACGTGCCAGCGCGCGCTGTCGCCGGTGGTGGTGACCAATCCGCCCTTTGCACTGGCGGCCGAGATGATCCGGCACCTGCTGGGCGATCTGGCGTGTGGTTATGTCGCGTTGCTGCTCAAGTCGACCTATTGGCACGCGGAAAAGCGCACGGGGCTGTGGCGGTGGCGGCCGCCCGCGCGGATCTATGCGCTGAACTGGCGGCTCGACTGCCTGGGGCTGGGCAATCCGACGATGGAATTCATCTGGTGCGTGTGGGACGCGACGAAGGACGGGCCATGCCGGTTCGACGTGCTGACGCCGTTCGCGACGCCGGACCTGTTGGGAGAGGGGTGATGGGCGACACGACGCCGTGGGTGACGCGCTGGGGCCGGGAAAGCGACAGCTGGAACGTCATCGAGGAAAATGAGGAAAGCCCGGAAGAGGATGAAGAAGGCGGCCTAAGCGACGGGTCCGGGTTCCCGGGGCGGTGGCTGGTGGGGCAGGCGGTGGCCCGGTGGGCGCTGACGCAACCGGCGCAGCCAACGGTCGAGATCGTGGCCGACTTATTCAATCTGCCGCCGGCCCTGGCGCAGGATGCGATGGGCGTCCTTCTGCACCCGGCGTTCGGCAGCCTTGCGGCGGCGGTGCAGGTGTGGGCAGGGCTGCAATATGCCGATTGCCGCGACGTCACGGTCGGTGAGGCGGCGCTGGTCTTTCATCTGGCGCCAGCGGCGATCGTCGAGGCGGCCGACAAGCATTATTATCTCTATCTGCGCGGCGATCGATCCGATCCGGCGTCGCTCGTCATCGAGCATGAAGGCGAATAGCGTGCCGGGAGGCTGACGACGCCGACCTTCGTGACATCGCTGTTGTTTTTTTGCCTGATTTTCGGGGTGGGTTTTCGTGTCTCTATCGCCTGCATTTCTGGACGAAATCCGTGCCCGCACGTCGCTGTCCGCCCTGATCGGGCAGCGGGTGAAACTGGAGAAAAAGGGCAAGGAGCATAAGGGCTGCTGCCCGTTCCATGCCGAAAATACGCCCAGCTTCACCGTCAATGACGACAAGGAATTCTATCATTGCTTCGGGTGCGGCGCGCATGGCGACGCTATACGGTGGCTGACCGATCATGAGGGGCTGGACTTCATCGATGCGGTGAAGCAGCTGGCGGCGGCCGCGGGGATGGAGATGCCCGCGCGGTCGGCCGAGGAAGCGGCGCGAGCGCGGCGGGTCGAGCATGTGGGGCAGGTGCTGGGCGAGGCGGCGGCATGGTATGCGCAGCAGCTGGAGCCTGCGGGCATGGCGATGGAGGCGCTGGCCGCGCGCGGCATCGATGCCGCTGCGATCGCGCGGTTCCAGATCGGTTTCGCGCCGATGCGCGGCGGGGTGGCGGCGATCGGCATCGCGGCCGACCAGCTGATCGCGGCGGGGCTGATCAGCGACGATGACGGCCGCCGGCGCGACAAGTTCCGATATCGGTTGATGGTGCCGATTCACGATGCGCGCGGGCGGGTGATCGGTTTTGGCGGTCGCGCGTTCGGCGAGGCGCAGCCCAAATATCTGAACAGCGACCAGGCCGAGCATTTCGACAAGGGGCGGGTGCTGTTCAACCTGCACCGCGCGGCGCCGGCGGCGCGGGCGGCGCGCCGGTTGCTGCTGGTCGAAGGCTATTTCGACGTCATCGCGCTGGACCAGGCCGGGATCGGCGAAGCGGTGGCGCCGATGGGCACGGCGATCACGGCCGAGCAGCTGGAGCGCGCATGGCGCGTCGAGCATTGCCCGGTGCTGTTGATGGATGGCGACGCGGCGGGGCGCAAGGCGGCAACGCGGGCATGCGTGCGCGCGCTTCCCCTGGTGGGGCCGCACCGGCAGCTGAAGGTCGCGACCCTTCCGGACGGTTACGATCCCGACAGTCTGGTGCGCGAATGCGGGCGGGTGGCGATCGACGATGTGGTCGAGGCGGCGCTGAGCCTGTCCAGCCATCTCTGGTCGGCGGTGCTGGCCGCCGGGGACGGGGGGAGTCCCGAGGGGCGGGCGGCGATCTGGCAGCAGCTGAGCGATCTGGCCGGAACGATCGGCCATGACGAAACGCGCGCGCAATATCTGGCCTATTGGCGCCGCCTGTATGACGACCAGTTCCCCCCGGCCCCCCGCTGGGTGGCGGAAGAGAAAAAGCTTCCGGTTGGAACCATGGAAGCGGCCTTTTGCGACCAGACGCCGGGGGTACAGGAACGGCTGCGCGCGGTGGCGGCGCGAAGGCTGACTGGCATGATCGCCGCGGCGGAGGCGACGAAGGACGGCGTCACGCTGTTCGCATGGGGCATGGGGCGGCGCGTGGCCGCGGGCCTGATCGACCAGGACATGGCGACCGACGCGATCGACGCAGTGCGCGACGGCGTCGACGTCGGGCAAGAGGATATCGACAAGAGTTTCGCCGCCGGCATGGCGCGCGGATTCGACGTGGGGCCGATGTTACTGGACATGCGGTGCGCCGGGTTCCAGCGCACGGACCTGGGCAATGCCGAGCGGTTCGAGACGCGATATGGCCATAGTTTCCGCTTCACCACGGCCAAGGGCTGGCTGGGCTGGGACGGCAAGCGCTGGAAGGTGCTGGACCAGGACAAGGACACGGTGCCGGCGGAAGTGCAGGCAGCAGTGTTCGACACGGTGCGATCGATCCAGCGCGAAGCCGATTTCGTGGCGGCGACCGGGTTCGTGGAACCGGAAGAGGCTTTGCCCGAAGATGGCAAGCCGCCGCTGCTGCTGGTGCTGCAATGGCGGGCCTGGCGCGAAAGCGGGGAGCGCGCGTCGGCGATGGACCGCATCGTCGATCTGAAGAGCGGGCCGGTGCTGCTGTCCGAACAGATCGCCAAGTGGGGGCGCGCGTCGGAAGGATCGGGGCGGCTGGGATGCATAGCGGGCCTGGCCAAGCGGTGGGTGACGGCGCCGATCGAGGATTTCGACCGCGACCCACTGGCCATCAATGTGCTGAACGGCACGCTGCGCTTTCGCCGGGACAAGGCGGGCGGCGCGTCCGTGACGCTGGAGCCGCACCGGCGCGAGGATCTGAACACGAAGCTGGCGCCGGTCACTTATGATCCGGAGGCGGTGTCGCCTGTCTATGACGGGTTTTTCGAGTGGGCGCAGCCCGATGCCGGCATGCGGAGATATCTGCACCAATGGGCCGGATATAGCGCTAGCGGCGACATATCCGAACAGAAGCTGCATTTCTGGTACGGGCTGGGCGCGAACGGCAAATCGACGACGATCGACCTGTGGGCCTATGTCCTGGGCGATTATAGCGGGACGATCGGCATCGAGACGTTCCTGGACCAGGGCATCAAGAAGCGCGGGGAACAGGCGTCGCCGGATCTGGCGCGGCTGGGCGGGGTGCGCATGCTGCGCGCGTCGGAGCCGGAGCGCGGCGCGAAACTCAACGAAGCGCTGATCAAGGCGGCGACCGGTGGCGAGCCCATGGCGGTGCGCGCGCTGCATCGCGGTTTCTTCGACCTGATGCCTTTGTTCAAGCTGACGATCGGGGGCAATTACAAGCCCGACATTCCGGGGACCGACGAAGGCATATGGCGGCGCATGAAGCTGGTCCCGTGGAACGCGCATGTCGCTGACGGCGATCGCGACGAGCTGCTGCCCGCCAAGTTGCGCGAAGAGGCCGCCGGCGTGCTCAATCATATCGTGCGCGGCCTGATCGACTGGCTGGACCATGGGTTGATCGAGCCGGACGCGGTGCGGGAAGCGACGGCGCAATATCGCGAGGATAGCGACCCGCTGGCGCGATTCCTGAAGCTGTGCACCGAGATCGACCCGCAAGGGCGTATCCAGTCGTCACGCCTGTATGAGGTGTTCGTCGCCTGGTGCAAGGCCGCCGGCGAGCGGGAATGGAGCCAGAAGGGCTTCAGCAAGGCGATGCTCGACAAGGGCTATCAGAAGAAGGCCAGCGACGGGATGCAATGGCTGGGCATGCGCCTGGTCCGCGAGGTCGGCGACTTCATCGACGAACATGGGAAGGTGCGGGCGGTGATCCCGATGCTGCCCGACGACGGCGCGGCCGTGGTCGATGAACGCCATCCGCCGCCGATCGAGGACGATTACGTGCCCGACTTCTGACGCGCGGCGGTGCGCGGCAGGATCGGATGCTTCCGGGTCGGAAGGGTGGCGGAAGCTTCATTGGAAGGAAGAAAGCGCGGAACTCTGCGCCATTGGAAGGGTCGGAAAGGTTGGCGGCATGTTTTAATCACGCACAGGCGCGGGCGCGTGCGCATGCATGATGAAAATATACAGATATCCTTCCAATCCTTCCAAAGCTTCCAAAAGAAAGAATTAGATAAGCGTTTTCAGTGATTTATAATGTGGAAGGGTTGGCAATGACGGTTCCGGCGGCGGAAGGATCGATATTTTGGTCATTTGCGGACGTGGAAGCGCGTCTGGTCGAGGCGATGCAGTTCCAGTGGCGGACAGAGCGGGGTGCATGGGCGTTTGCCAGTGACGGTCCATGGCACCTGATCGTGCGCGACTGGTGGGACTGGGCAGCGCATGAGGACAGGCCGGTGCCCAGGATACCGCTGTCGCGCGAACAGATGGCGCGGATGGAAGAGGCGTCGGCCTGGCTCGGCCATGCACCGGAGCGGGACCGCAAGCTGGTGGTGCTGGCGATCACGGCGCTGGCGGCGGGGCGCAAGTCGGTGCCGTGGCGGGCCTTGCTCAAGCCCATGGGGCTGAAACTGGGCGCGCATGGTCTGCGCAAGCGGTATGCCCGCGCTGTAACCTGCATTTGCGAGGCGCTGAACGGCGCAGAATTGCGCGCATAGACACGGCGCAAGGGGTAGAATGTTGCGCGATGCAAATAATGTTTGTCCACCTTTTCGGCTAAATCGGCTAGTTCGGAGATACGCTGGTGGCGGGCTTATGTTCGGGGCTGGCGTGACGACCTCTCCTAACCTTGCAGCGCCCCGCCTGGTCCTTTGCCCGGCGGGGCGTTGCCGTTTCAGGACATGCGCATGGGCAGGCTCAAGGCGATCGGCTCGCGCATCGGGTCGATGCCGTCGAAGGTGAAGGCTGCGCCCAAGGGTGTCGAGCGGTTCTACTCTTCGGCCGCGTGGCGCGACCTGGTGCGGGACCGCAAGCGGGATGCTGACTATGCGCTGGCGCGGCAGCGGGCCAAGCCGGGTGAGCGAATGATCCTCGATCACAAGGTCGAGCGCAAGGATGGCGGCGCGGACCTTGATCCCGCCAACACCGAATGGCTCACCTTCAGCGAGCACCAGGTGAAGACCGCGAAGGCGCGGGCGGCGCGGGCGCGCGGCGAGACATGGGGGGGCGGGTCAAAAGTCTAGGACGGTGGTCGCCCCTGCACCGCCGGTCCTCCCACGTAGGGATTTTTTATGTCGGATTGGGATTTTGACCTGTTGGGAGACCCAATCCCGGAGGGGCATGGGCGACGTGGGCGGCCGCCACACATGCCAACGGATGAAAATAGACGTAAAGTCATGCTGTTAGCGGCGTTCGACAAGAACGAAGAGCAGATTGCGGCTGCCCTGTCGATCACACCGCCGACTTTACGGAAACATTATTTTCGGGAGCTGCGCGCGCGGCTCGAAGCGCGCCACCGGCTGGAGGGCAAGCTGCTGGCCGCGCTGGCCAAGGAGGTGAATGCCGGCAACGTGTCGGCGATGGACAAGCTGTTCAAACGGCTCGACCGTCATGACCTTGCGACCGGCGCCACATCGCAGCCAACGCGCCAGGCAAAGCCGCCCAAGAAGGGGAAAAAGGAAGCAGCCGTCGAGGCGGCGCACACGGCTCATGAGGGCAGCCCATGGGGCAACCTGCTGCGGCACTGACATGGAATTTCGCCTGCCCAGATTGGGCAGAGCGATTGAAGGCGGGACGATCGCTGCTGCCGCCCCTGCCACTCAACGACAATGAGGCCGATCGCGCCGTTGCGATCTTCAACAACCTGCGGTTGCCGGACGTGCCTGGACAGCCGCTGATGGAGGACGCGGCCGGGGAATGGGGCCGCGACATCGTGCGGGCGATCTTCGGTTCCATGGTCGATGGCGAGCGCCAGGTGCGCGAGGTCATGGCCTTGGTTCCGAAAAAGAACGCGAAGACGACAAACGGCGCGGCGATCGGCGTGACGGCGCTGCTGATGAACGAACGGCCGCGCGCCGAATTTGTGCTGGTCGGGCCAACGCAAGAGATTGCCGACACTGCGTTTCAGCAAGCGTCGGGCATGATCGATGCCGACCCGTATCTTAAACAGCGCTTCCACGTCGCGGATCATCGCAAGGCGATTTACGACCGGGTTCTGAAGGCGACGCTCAAGATCAAGACCTTCGACATGAAGGTTGCGACCGGGTCGAAGCCCGTGATGGTGCTGATCGACGAGCTGCACCTGATGGGCTCCATCAGCTACGCTGCTCGCGTGATCGGACAGCTGCGCGGCGGGATGATCGCGAATCCCGAGGCGTTCCTGGTCATCATCACGACGCAGAGCGATGAAGCTCCAGCCGGCGTATTCAAGACGGAGCTGGACTACGCAAGAGGCGTGCGGGACGGGCGCATAGCCAATGCCCGGATGCTTCCGCTGCTCTATGAGTTTCCGGAGGCGATGCAGACCGACCCGGCGAAGCCGTGGCAGGATCCGCGTCATTGGTACATGGTGCTGCCGAACCTGGGCCGGTCCATCACAGTCGCGCGGCTGATCGAAGAATATCAAGCTGCTGTCGACAAGGGGCCAGAAGAAGAGAGGCGCTGGGCGTCCCAGCATCTCAACATCCAGATCGGGCTGGCGCTCCATACGGATCGCTGGCGGGGCGCGGATTATTGGGAGGAGGCGGCCGACCCGAGGCTGCGCGATCTCGATTATCTGCTCGACCAGTGCGAGGTCGCCGTGGTCGGTGTCGACGGCGGCGGGCTGGACGATCTTTATGGGCTATGTGTCGCTGGCCGCGAGAAAGGGACCAAGCGGTGGCTCTACTGGTTCCGGGGTTGGGTCTATCGCGAGGTGCTCGATCTGCGCCATGAAATCGCGCCGCGCCTTCTGGATTTCGAACGCGACCAGGATCTTGTCATCATCGGCCACAATGGCGGTCCGCCGCTGGACGATGATGACGACGCGGAGGCGCCGCCCACAGAGCTTCTGGGCGATGAGCAGGACGTGCGGGAGATCGTCGACATCATCGGCCGCGTAAAGGATCGCGGCCTTTTGCCCGACAAAGGCGCGATCGGGCTCGACCCGGAAGGCGTTGGGGCATTGGTCGATGCGCTGGCCGAGATCGGACTGGTGCATCCCCAGGTTGTCGGCGTGACACAGGGATACCGGCTTGCGTCGGCTGTGTGGTCGCTGGAGCGGAAACTGAAACATCGCATGGCCGCCCATTCGGGCGCGCCGCTCATTAACTGGTGCGTCGGAAACGCCAAGGCCGAACAGAGAGGCAATGCTGTGATCATCACGAAGCAGGCCGCCGGCAAGGCGAAGATCGACCCGTTCATGGCCGGTCTGAACGCTACCAAGCTGCTGGAGGCAAACCCGGAGGCTAAGCCGCCATCGGTCTACCAGCGGCGCGGCGTGCTTCGCGTCGGCATGGCCCGTTAACCCGCATGTCGCCCGACGACTATCGCGCCGCGTCCGGCTTTCGCCGTTCCAGTGCGCAAAAAGGTGCCCCGCAGGTCATTCGGCCGCATGTCCACGCACTGACTGCCATGGATTTTGATAGTCCGGTGCTGCGCGAGTTTCTGCGCGACGGTCGCGTGAGCGCATCGGGTGTATCTGTTTCGGAGAAAATGGCGCTGCGCAACAGCACCTTTTTCCGCGCGCTGAACGTCATCGCCGGATCCATCGGCATGTTGCCGACGCATCTGATGCGTCGGCAGACTGTGAATGGCGAAGAGAGAATTGAGAAGGCGAAGGACCACCCGCTTTACCGCGTGCTGCACAAGCGGCCGAACCAATATCAGACGGCCTTCGAGTTCAAAAGCTACATGCAGTCGCTCGCCCTGCTTGACGGTAATGCCTATGCCCTGATCATCCGGGGCCTTGGCGGCAAGGTTGTACAGCTGGTGCCCCTGAAGCGCAGAACGGTTACGCCGAAGCTTTCCGACGACTGGCGGCTAACATTCGAATATCGCCGCCCAACCGGTGGCACCGCGATCTTAAGCAGTGCTGACGTGTTCCATTTCCGCCATCCCATCAGCCGTGACGGGCTGATCGGCATGGATTTGATCGATGTCGCCTGCAACGCCATCGGTATTGCGAGCCAAGCCGAGAAAGCCGCTGGAAAGCTGCTGGGTAGCGGCGTGATGGCTGGCGGCGCGCTGGAAACCGACAAGACTCTTGGCGATGAAGCGGTGGCGCGGCTGCAGGAAAGCCTGCGCGAAGATCATTCTGGTGCCGAAAATGCCGGCGAATGGATGGTGTTGGAGGAAGGGCTAAGGGCCAAGCCGTTCGTCACATCGGCGAAAGACGCGCAATATGACGAACTGCGCAAGCGTCAGGCAGAAGAGGTTTCGCGCGTAACCGGCGTTCCCCGTCCACTACTCATGTTCGATGAGACAAGCTGGGGCAGCGGTATCGAGCAGTTGGGGCTATTCTTCGTTACCTACTGCCTGATGCCGTGGTTCGTCGCATGGGAACAGGCGATCGAGCGTTCCTGTCTGACGCCAACCGAGCAGGATGCCGATGAACTTTACGTCAAGTTCAACGAGGGCGCACTGCTGCGGGGATCGCTGAAAGATCAGGCGGAATTTTTCGCCAAGGCACTGGGTCAGGGCAATGCCTACCGCACGCCAAATGAAGTTCGCGGCGCATTTGACCTTAATCCGCGGTCGGATGGCAACGACCTACCGAAGCAAAGCGCCAAGCCGGCAACGCAACCGAAGGAAAGCGATGATGACTGATCCTGCGCCGGCACCGGCGAAGCCCGAAGCCGTCAAGACCATCGGCACGCGCCCTGCACCGGGGGCGAAGCCTACGCAACCTGCCCCCGGCAAGCCCGCCGCTGTGATTGGCGGGATTCAGTCGCGCGCGCGGCCCGGCGCCCTTCCCATACCGGCAAGCCGCGATGTCAGTGCATTCGCACCCGCCTCGGTATTGGACCGCTGGAACGCAGACGCTGCAGGCATCCGGCCAGTGGCACTGGAGCTTGGTGACAATGTCATCACCATGTTCGACATCATCGGCGAGGATTGGTGGACCGGGGGCGGGGTAACAGCAAAGAAGGTTGCGGCCCAGCTGCGTGCCATTGGCGATCGGCCTGTCGAGGTGCAGATCAACAGCCCTGGCGGCGACATGTTCGAGGGGCTGGCCATCTACAATGTTCTGCGCGAGCATCCGCAGGACGTTACCGTAAAGGTGATGGGCATGGCCGCTTCTGCCGCGTCAATCATCGCCATGGCGGGCGACACAGTGCAAATAGGCGCCGCATCGTTCCTGATGATCCATAACTGCTGGGTCTATGCTGCTGGCAATCGGAACGACATGCTGGAAGTGGCCGAATATCTCGCCCCCTTCGACCAGGCCATGGCCGATGTTTATGCACAGCGTAGCGGTCAGAAAGTCGCTGATTGCGTCAAATGGATGGATGCCGAAACCTATATGTCCGGTTCGGTGGCCATCGATCGGGGATTTGCCGACGCGCTGCTGCCGGCGGATCAGACGAAGGTCGATGAGAAAGCCAAGGCATCGGACCGTGACGGTAACGATGTGCGCGCCACGGAAATGGCGCTGATTTCCAGCGGCCTGACGCGAACGCAGGCGCGCGCCCGCATCAAGAATATCAAGGGCACGTCCGGCGCTGCCCAAGACCCCGCCGACACGCCTGGCGCTGGCGGCAACGACGACGAGTGGATGGCTGCGGCGCAGTCCCTGCTCAACGATCTTCGCACCTAAAACCAGGAGTTCCTATGAAGTACCACCCCAAGATCGCCCTTATGGCGATGGCGACCCTACTTGCCCACCCGTTCCGCGCGCTCACCGCCGCTGCTGAACCGACATTGGACCTGACGCCCCCGACGCTGCCTGTAGTGCCGCGCGCGCTGATCGGCACGACCGTGCGCGCGGAGGCAACCGGCGATCCCAAGGCGATGATCGCTGCGCTGCAGACGGCGCACAACGAGTTCAAGGCGACGATCGAGGCAAATCTCGGGGCGAAGGCAGACGACACGGTAGTCAACGACAAGCTCGGCAAGATCAACGAAACCCTGAATTCGCTCGAAACCTCTCTCAATGATCATGCGGCCAAGCTGGCAGCTGCCAACCTGGGCGGCACCAGTCAGCCGGCATTGGCCGATCCCGAATATTCGGGCCTCTTCGCCTCCTATGTGCGCGAAGGCGGGCGGGAAGAGGAAGAAAAGCTGAAGGCGGCGCATCGTCCCGGCACGCCGCGCGCCGCGATGAGCGAGGGCAGCAACACCGACGGCGGTTACACGACGCCGATCGAGTGGGATCGTACCATCACCGGACGGTTGAAGCTGATATCGCCGATCCGCCAGGAAGCCACCGTGCAGTCGATCAGCACCGCAGGCTTCACCAAGCTGTTCACCGATCGGGCGGTCGGGAGCGGATGGGTTGGTGAAACGGCATCGCGACCGGCCACCAGTACGCCGCAGTTTACTTCCCTCGCGTTCGGCCTGGGCGAGATCTATGCCAATGCCGCCGCGTCGCAGCAGCTGCTCGACGACAGCGAGATTGACATCGAAGCATGGCTGACGGGTGAAATCGAAACCGAGTTCGCCCGTCAGGAGGGGATTGCCCATCTTTCGGGCGATGGCTCCAACAAGCCGTTCGGTATCCTGACCTATGTCACAGGCGGGGCGAATGCTGCTCGCCACCCGTGGGGCGACATCAAGGTCATGAACAGTGGCAATGCGACGCTGTTCACGACCGATGGACTGGTGTCGGCGGTTTATGCATTGCCTGCGATGTATGAGCCGAACGCCAAGTTCTTCCTCAACCGGTCGTCGCTGGGCGCGATCCGCAAGCTGAAGGATGGCCAAGGCAACTATATCTGGCAGCCGACCTATGTGGCGGGCCAGCCTTCCACCCTGCTGGGCCGCCCTGTGGTGGATGTGCCCGATATGCCCAATGTCGCCGCCGACGCCGTCGCGGCTTTGTTTGGCGATATGCGGGAGACCTATCTGGTGATCGATCGGATCGGCGTGCGCATCCTGCGCGACCCTTACACCAACAAGCCCTATGTCTGCTTCTACGTCACCAAGCGGACCGGTGGCGGCGTCCAGAACCCCGATTCGATGAAGGCGATCAAGATCGCCGCCTGACCTTCCATCTCCGGGCCGGCGGCATGTCGGCCCGGTTGATCGAAGCGACGCTGCGGCGCCGTTTCGGTCAACTTCAGGAGAATTATCATGACCGTCAAGAAGACCGAGGCGGAAAAGCCCGCCGATGCTCCCGCCAAGATCGATCCGGCGACCACCGTCGACGCCGCCGGTGCGCCCCAGCAGATCGTCCCGGATGTCGATCTGTCGCATCCCGCAGTCGATGACAACCCACGCGCCGGCACGACCAGCGAACAGAATAAGATCGATTTCAACGATCCCACGCTGAGCGGTCAGGAAGCGGTCGAGAAAAACCTCGCCGACCGGGCCGAATAAGAAAGCGCTGGCGATGGCGGAGCCAATCACCTTGGATCAGGCCAAGGCGCAGCTGCGCGTCGACGGCGACGATGACAATGAGGTGATTGCATCAGCCATCGTCGCTGCGCGTGGATGGGTGGAGCGTTATACCGGGTTGATCCTGACGCGGCGGCAGGTGCGCGAGACCATACCGCAGTTCGGTCACAGGCTTCGCGCTTGGCCGGTCATCTCGGTCGATGGTGTAACTTTCCTTGATCATGCCCGCGCGTCGCAGTCTCTATCCGTAGGCAGCTTCGTGCCGGATCTGATGGGGCGGCCTGCCCGGCTGTTGGCGGACAGGTGGCCGCGTCAGGCGGCAGGCAGCAAGATTGAAGTCTTGATGACAGCCGGCTTCGAAGATGCGGATGCAATCAACGATTATGCGCCGCCGATCATGCAGGCGATCCGCCAACTGGTGGCCAGTTTCTACCATGACCGCGAGACAGGTGGCATTGCCGGGGACGCGGAAGAAGCGGCGAAAGATTTGTGCCGCAGCTATCGAAACTGGGCTGTCTGATGGCTGCGAAAAGCCTGAAAGCGGGGCGGCGCGACAAGCGGATCGCTTTCAAGGCCAAACGCGCCGGTGTGGACGGGCGTGGTCATTCGACCCTGGATGAGACGTGGGAGTTGTTGGGCAGAGCCTGGGCGGCGGTCTATTTCGGGTCGGGCGAGGAACAGCGCACGGCCGCGCAGGACAGTGGCGTGCAGCGCGCGTCATTCGAGGTTCTGGCGAACAGCGTCACCAGGGCGTTGAGCGTCGGCAATCGCCTCTATTATCCGATCCGCGATGCCGATCCGGAGAAATGGCCGGCGTGGGACATTCGGGGCATCGCGCCGCTCGGCAGTAATGAGGGCTTTCGCATCACGGCGGAAACGGTCGCGCGGTGAAGTTCGTCGGCGCTGGCGCGATGGACCGCAAGCTGGTGGCTATTCGTGAGGCGGTGTCGCCGGCGGCGCGGGAACGATCCCTGATGGCAGGGGCGGTCATCGTCCAGGCAGAAGCCAAGAGGCTAGTGCCGGTGATGACCGGCACGCTGCGCGACAGCATCATCATCAGTTTCGACGGTGGGCTGAATTTCGCGAGCGTGACGCAGCGCCGCTATTTCTCGACAGTCTATATCGGCCCGTCAAAGCGAGAAGGGTTCTACGGCCATATGGTCGAGCTGGGCACGTCGCATTCGGCGGCGCACCCGTTCATGCGGCCAGCGCTGGACAATAGCCGGGAAGAAGTTCGGCGCGCCATGGGTCATTCCCTCTGGGCGGACATCAGGAAGGCGGCGTGACGATGGATATCGAAGATGCGGTGCGGCTGCGGCTGATCGAAGCCGAGCCCGTATCGGAGCGTCTGGCCGACTATGAGACCAGCAAGGCGGTTTTCTGGGTATTGCGCGCGCAGGGATCGGCGATGCCCGCCATCGTCCTGACCTGGGTGCCCAGTCAGCTGGCCGAACATATGAAGGGCCTGCAGGCGCTGCAATTCCAGCGGTTGCAGGTGGACACCTATGCGTTGTCCGTCATCGCCGCGCAGCAGTTGCGGGACGCGGCGATTGCCTGCCTGCGGCCGCGCTACCGCGACCATGGCTATTATTTCCGACCGGCGTCGGTCTATGGGCCGCGCGACCTGAGCGAGTCCACGCCGAACGGTCCGATTTACCGCACTTCGACGGATCTGATGATCCGATTTTCACCGGCCTGAAGGAGGCTCCTGACATGAGTGACGTTGAAACCGGTCATCTGACCGAATTCTGGCTGTGGGATTACACCCTCGGCACGCCGGCCTTGGTTGAATTGAACGAACTGACCGAGGTTCCGCTGCCCGAGGGCACGGCCGACCTGGTCGAAACCAGCCATATGAAGACCATCGGCTACAAGAGCTTCATCAATGCGCCGCTGAAGGATGGCGAGGAAGCCGATCTGGTGATGAACTATATCCCCGGATCGCCTTCCGACATCCTGTGCCGGAAGGCGAAGAATGACGGCCTCCCACATGCTTTCAAGATCGTGCTGGTCAATGGCGAAGGCACGTGGGAAATCGAGGGCGAGGTGCTGGTCCGCAATTATATGCGCTCCAACCCGATGCTGGACCGTCGCACGGCCACTTTGCGCGTGAAGTGGGTCAGTGAAGAGACGGAGGCGGCCGGTGCCTAATCCCTTGCGCGGCGAGGCGTCGTTCAAGGCCGGCGCCGCCAGCTTCACGCTGGTGTTCGACATCAACGTCTTTTGCGAGTTGGAAGACGAGACTGGCCTGGATCTGCCGGCGTTGATCGATCAAATCCAGGACAAACCCAGCATGAAGCTGTTGCGGTCCATCTTCTGCGCCGGATTGCAAAATCATCATCCAAAGACGAGCCTAGCGGAAGCGGGTGAAATCATGTCGGATGCCGGCATGGACGGCGTGAAAGACGCACTGTCGCGGGCGCTGAAAGCGGCCATGCCGAGCAAGGCGGAAATCGCGGACGACGGCCAGAGTGCGGAGGGAAAGGCGCCGAAGCGGCGAAAAGCTGGGACTGGATGAAGCTGCTGACGCTGTGGGCGCAGTCGGGGCGTGACCCCGACGCATTCTGGCGTCAGACACCCCGCATGCTGGCGGCAACACTGGCGGGCTATCGCGCTGCCCGTAAATTCGATCAGGACCTGGTGACGCATCAGGCGCGGCTGACGGCGGTGCTGCACCGCTACCCGCGCAACAAGCTGCTGCCGACGCTCGACGAACTGACCAAGCCGGCGAAGCCAAATGGCCGGCAATCCACCAGCGAGATGCTGGCGGCGTTTCAGGACATGCAGGCGGCGGGCGCGCCGATCAGGATCAGGAAGGTGGCTTAAGGCGAGACCGTTGGTTATTCTGGTTCGACCTTCAGGGAGGACTCGATGCGAATTTTGATATTGGGGTTGGCGGCTGTTTCGATGCCGGTATCAGCAGCTGAGCAATATGATTTGGATTGCGAAGGACAGAAGACGGAGCAGGAGGGCGCCAATCCCACCGCCGAAGCTGTTAACCTATCGATTGATCTTAAGTCGATGCAATATTGCTATCGACCATGTAGCAAAGTGTTGCCAATCGATGAAGTTTTTGCAGACCGGATTATCCTGCGATCTTACAACCACATAGAACGTGGCGTGATTATCAGCTTCCATGCGCAAGTAAATCGAAAGACAGGCGAGTACAGCTATATCGTGGATCAGAGAGCGCCTTCATTTAAGAAGAGTGTGACTGTGGCGCTGTGCAGCCTTAAGCCGTTTTCAGGATTTCCAGCGGTTAAGTTTTGATACTGTTCCTGACTAACCGCCGGATCGCTTCGGGCCGTGAGGGATGGTCGGATTGATCCGCAATCCATCTGTCGAGTTGAGCGAGGTCTTCAGGCTGGAAGCGAACGCCAATCATTTGACCGATGCCAGTTCGCGGGCGGGTCATCCGTCCCGTCGATCCAAAATGACCTATCGCGTCGGGCTGCGGCTGCTGCCGGTCTGACGCGATAATTCATCAGTATATCGAGTTTGCGAGGCTGCTGGAGTGATCCTGCGGCCCTTTTGAGGTGCAGCTTAGATGAGCGACGATCTTCCCATCGGCGGAATGCACGGTGAACTAAGCCTCGACGTTCGCGGCTGGTTTGACGGGTTCGAGGATGCGCGCGAAGCGCTCGCGGATTTCGCCAAGGAAGTCATGTCGCAGTTCAAGGAACTGGAGGGGTCTATCCGCAACGTTGCGCTGGGCCTCAGCGCGGCGGTCAGCGTGCCGTTCGCCGGCATGACGGTCATCGCCAAGCGCGGTGCGGGCGCGTTCGAAAAGTCGATGAACAACGTCCATGCGGCACTGCGCGGGATCGACCCCGCGCAACTGGAGGCGTTGAGCGAGGCGGCGCAAAAAATGGGGCCGCAAGTTGGCCGCAGCGCGAAAGAGGCGGCCGACGGCATCGAAACGCTGGCGCTGGCGGGAATGTCAGCGCGCGACATATTGGACGGTGGCCTGGCGCAGACGCTACGTCTTGCCGCCGCCAATGCGGCCGATCTGGGGCAGTCCGCCGCAGTGGTTACCGATGTGATGGCGCAGTTCGGGAAATCGGCGGGCGACCTAGAACCTGTGGTCAACCAGATTACCGGCGCGCTCGACGCGTCAAAGCTGGGCTTCAATGATTTCAAGGATGCGATCGCGCAGGGCGGCGGGGGCGCCGGCGCCGCCGGGGTGAGTTTCGAGGATTTCAATACGGCGCTGGCGGGCACTGCGGCGTTGTTTGGCAGCGGTTCGGATGCCGGGACAAGCTTCAAGACCTTCATCACGACCCTGACGCCCAAGTCGAAAGAGGCGGCCGAGATCATGAAGCGGCTGGGGCTCGACTTTTATGATGCGACCGGAAAGATGAAGGATCTGGCCGATATTTCAGAAATGCTTCGCGAAAAGCTGGGCAATCTGTCCGACCGGTCGCGCACCAAGGTATTGACCGAAATATTCGGGGCGGACGCCATGCGAACGGCGATCGGGTTGATGCGACTGGGCGGGCGGGCATTCGAAGATCTGCAAAAGACGATCGGAGAGACCGTTGCGGGTGAAAAGCTCGCGATCCAGCTTCAGGGGGTCGAGGAGTCGGCCGGCAGGCTGTCCGACGCATTTGACCAGTTGAAGATCGCGCTGGGCGAAACTGGGATATTGGCCGCGTTCACCGCCGTGCAGGATGCGCTGACGTCAGTGGTGCGTGGGCTGGCAGAGATGCCCCTGTGGTTGCGTCAGATCGCGGTGGCGACATGGGCTGTGGCGGCGGCCGCCGGACCGATGGTCCTTGCCTTGATGGGCATAGCCAAGGTCGTGGTGCCGCTCATATTGCTGCGGGGTGGCTTCGGCGTGTTTGGAACTATTCTGGCAGGCCTGATCAATCCGATCGGCACGCTTGTCGCCTTGCTCGGCAGGCTCGCCATAGCACTGTCAGGCGTCAGCGTTGCGCTGCGCGCCGTGGGATTGACGATGACGGCTTGGGCCGGATGGATCGGGTTGGCAGTGACGGCCATCGCGCTGCTGGTGCTTTGGCTCAATCGGAAGGTGGAGGCGAATGCGGCTGCCCGCCAAGCAGCCGAGCGGGCCACCGCAGCCTATGAAAAGCAGCAAGCTGCGACATTGCAACTGGTCTCGGCAACAGGCGCGGCGCGAAATGCGCTCATCGACAAGATGAAGGCTGACCGCGCCGCAGAGTTGCAAGCGATGGCGACGGCGAGGGCCGAAGTCATCGCGGCCCGGGCGACGCTGGAACGCGCCAAGGCTAATTTGTCGAAGGCCAAATCAGAAGTGAAGATGACGGCGCGTGGCGATGTCATCAGTCCCAAGGTTGCTCCGGCGATCAAAGAGGCCAACCAGGCGGAGGCGGATCTGCTTTCGCGCGCCAAGGCGCTCGAAACCGTCGCAAAGACGGTGGAAGGATATACCCGCTCCATCAACACGCCTGAATTCGGCACGGCCGATCTGAATTTCGAAGATGCGGATGCGGGCAAGAAGACCAAGACATCGGGCCTGTCGGCGCAGGACTTGGCCAACCGTCGCGAACAGATGCGGCTGGAGCAACAAATGGCGGTCGCGCGTGGGCGTGACGACAAGGATGAAATTCGCCGCATCCAGGACAAGATGGACCTGTTCCAGCGTCAGCGCGATTATGAGGATGTCGGGCTGGCTGTATCCGCTGCCCGTCTGGCCGCCGAAAAGGATATCGCCGAGGTCAAGGCGGCCGAAGCTGAATATGATGCACGCGAAGTCGCGCGAGCCGAGAATGCTCTGGATCAGCAACTGGCCGAAATCCGGGGCGACGAGGCTATGGTGCGGATCGCGGCGGACAAGGCCTATCTGGAGGAGCGGACGACGTTCTGGCAGGGTAAGGGCCTGGCTCTGCTAGAGGCGCAGAAGCGGGCGGCTGAAGACCTGGTGCAGGTGGACATCGCCCGCGCAGATGCAGCCGCGAAGATGGCGCGGGCGCAGGCTCTGGACCGCGAGGCGGAACTGTCCCGCCTGCGCGGCGACACAGATGCGCAGCAACGCGCGGCATCGCGCGCGGCGGAGCTGTCGCGGCGAACCGAGCAATATTATCGCGATGGCGAAGGCAAGGTAAGCGAAGATGATGCCCGCGATCGTGCATCGCGCGAGCTGGATGCAGAAGAAATGGCGCGGCAGCAAGGGCAATGGCGCGACACGTTTCGGGGCGGCCTTCGCGCTGCGTTGGACGGGGATCTGGGCGGCTTCGTCAAGAATTGGTGGAAGGATTATGTCGCCAAGGGGATGGAAGAGGCGCTGAACAGCCTGTCGGACATGCTGTTCAACCTGTTTCGCCAGGCGCTGGGCCAAGGGGGCTCAACGGGTGGAGGCGGCGTTCTGGGCTCCATCGTCAGCGGCATCGGGTCCATCTTCGGAGGGGGCAATCCGCTGGCCGGATCGATATCGACGGCGAACGCCAATGTCGCCAGCATGGCGTCTGCGCTCGCCATCCCGCGCAACCTGCCGGGATTTTCGACTGGCGGGGCATTTGAGGTGGGTGGCAAGCCGGGGATCGACACCAATCTGGTGCAATTCTGGGGAACGGCCGGCGAGACGGTCAATGTGCGGCGCGCCAATGACAATGGCGGCGATGCACGCGGCGGCGACACCCATATCTATATGCAGGGCGTCATGACGAATGAAGAGTTCTGGATGAAAATCCAGAGCATGACGGACGACGCCGAGGAAAAAGGCGCGGCCAAGGGCGCGGCGTCGGTCTTCGACACGAACAAGCGAACCTATGGCCGTGCACTCCAGGCAGAGCGCTGATGGTGAAGATAGCGGAAATGCCGGACATCGGCGCGGAGGGACTGACGTTCCAGCCCCAGCGCGTGGACTATACCGCACCCGAGACGAGCGGTGCGATCGGCGGGGTGCAGGCGGGTTGGCCGCGCTGGCGGTTGACGATGAACCTCACCAATCTGACGTTCGAGGCCGCAGATCGGTGGAACGCCTTCTATCGCAGCCGGCGCGGCGCGATGCGCATGTTTCTGGGCTATGACCTGTCCCGCCCCTTCCCGGCGGCGCATGGCGGCGGCTTCGGCAATATGCTGACCGTGGGCGGGCAGCCTTTTTTCGGGTCGGCGGGCAGCTGGTCGCAGTCGATCGATGATGAAGGCAATGCCCTGCTGACGCTGGAGGATGTGCCGTCGGGCCTGCGGCTGGTCTATGGCGACTATGTCGGTTTCAAATGGGACAGTGCCGATGCGGACGCGGGCGACCATGACCGGCGCTTTCTGGTGTCGGTTGTCGCGGGTGGCCAGGCAGATGCCGCGGGCAGCATCACCATATCGGTCGAACCGTCGGTGCATGACGTCGTGCCTGTCGATGCCATCGCCCATCTCGACAGCGCGATGTGCCTGATGAAGTTGATGGACGACACGCGCATGGGGCGCCGGATCATATCGCATGTCGAGTCCGGCGGCATCATCAGCGCCGTGCAGGTCACGTTACCATGATGCAGCGGACCATGAGGGGGCAGCCATGAAGGATTACGGCCCCGAGGCGCTGGCGGCGCTCGCACGCGGCGAAGCGATCGTCACCGGCGCGCTCGCCATCTATTGCGACCCGCCCGTGTTCGTCTGGGGCGGGATCGGCCCGACCGATATTGATGGCGACGTCTATCTGGGCCTGGACGATTCGAGCATCGGCGTGAAGACGGGCGGCTCCATCGGCGCCAGCGAGCAGGCGGTGACGCTGACGCTGTCGGGCGTCGCCCCGGAGGTCGCGATCCTGTTCGACGCCGATGAGGTGAAGGGCGCGCCCGCCAAGCTTTATCGCATGATCTATGACGGCAGCGGCAAGGTGCGGCTGGATTGCCGTGTGTTCAAGCGCGGCCGGATCGACGCGGCGACGACGGACGATGTCGTCGGCGGCACATCGACCATCAGCCTGTCGATAGAGACGGCGGCGCGTGGCCTGGGGCGCAGGGGAAGGCGAATGCGCAGCGATGCCGACCAGCGCACGGTCGATCCCGCAGACGGCTTTTTCAAGCATGTCAGCTATGCGGGCACGAAGATCGTCTATCTGGGCGGCAAGCCCAGTTCGGCGAGCGCCTGATGCGCGATTTCGCTGCCCTGGCGCGCTATCTGGATGCTCGGCGGACCATGCCCTTTGCCTGGGGATCGGCCGCCAATGACTGTGTGAGCTTCTATGTCGGCGCGGTGCGGGCGATGGCGCAGGTGGACCTGATCGGCGCGCGCAGCTGGACGACCGCGCGCGGCGCGGCGCGGGTCATTGCCCGGCTGGGCGGCTTCGAGGCCGCGATCGACGCACATATGCCACGGGTCGCGCCGGCGCTCGCGCGGCGCGGGGATGCGGCGGGCGTCGCCTGCCCAGGCCATGGGATGATGCTGATGCTGGTCGAGGGTGACACGCTGGTCGGGCCGGGGACGCACGGCATCCTGCGACGTCCGCGCGCGGCCATGATCGCCGCATGGACCTTCACGGGCTGAGCGCGGGATATGGCCAAGGTCGTAACCGTGATCACCGGCGCGGTGATGATTGGCGTGGGTATCGCCACCGGCAATCTCGCCCTGATCGCGCAGGGTGTGATGACGATCGGCGCGGTGCTGCTGGTGCCCAGCATGAAGGCGCGCACCGCCAACAAGAATACGATGCAGATCGGCGAGGTCGCGCGCGAAGGTGTGGCCGGCGAAGGCGTGACCGCCGGCAGCCTGGTCGATCTGTTCAACTATGGCGGAAAATACGGGACGGAATGGACGGTCGGCATCTATGCGTTGGCCGACCATAAATGCGACAGCCTGACCGGCTTTTTCGTGTTCGAAAAATATGTGCCCTTCACCGGCAACGGCTTTGTTGCCGGATACAAGGATCAGCTGCGCGTCCATTGGTGCCCCGGCGCTTGGGACGATGAAGTGCCGGACTGGGTGCTGGCAAACTGCCCCGTAGTCGATGGCGCGCCGACGTGGACCGCGAATGATCGCGGCAGGGGTGTGTGCAAGGTCTATGTCGCGTGGAAGGCGGACAAGAGCGACGCGAAGAAGCCGGTCTGGACCAGCGGGTCGCCGCAGGCGTCGTTCCGCTGGCTGATGAAGGGCCTGCTCTGCTATTCGGCGCGGCTTGACGACACGGTCGGCGGTTCCGGTCCGCATCGGTGGGATGACCCGACGACCCGCGAATGGTCGGCCAATCCGATCGATTTCCGCCACACCTGGGTGCGCGGCATCTATGCCGGGGACCGTGTCGATGACCCGGCGATGCTGTTGCTGGGGCGCGGTTTGACCGATGTGGAGGCGCCGCCGGCCAATGTCTTCGCCCCGGCCAATGTCTGCGACGAGCCGGTGGCGCTGAAGGCCGGCGGGACGGAGCCGCGCTATCGCATCGGCGGCGTCTTTGGCGGGGATGACCGGTATATCGATACCGAGGATGATATCGCATCGGCCTGCGGCGGCTGGGTGGTCGAGCGGGAAGGTTCGATCGAGGTCGTTCCCGGCACGGCGCAGCCGGTGCTGTGGGACATCACCGATGACGACCTGGTCGAAGGATCGACCGTCAGCACAAGCGATTTTCGCAGCATGACCGATGAAGAATGGGTCAACACCGTCGCGGCCAAATATATCGAGCCGACCCAGGCCTGGAAGGATCATAGCGCGCCTATTCGCCGCGACACCGCCGACATATTGGCCGATGGCGAGCCGAAGGTGGGTCAGCCGGCGCTGACGCTCTGCACGTCCGGAACGCAGGCCCAGCGGGTTGCCGAACAGAAGCGGCGAATGGGCCGACTGTGGCGCACGCGCAGCCTGACGCTGCCGCCGCGGCTGGTCGGCGCGGAGCATGGCGACTGGCTGCGCTGGACATCAAGGCGGTTCGGGGTGAAGCCCGCGACGGGTGAGCCGGTGGCGCTGCTCTACCGGATCGAGACGGATGGCCAGGATGTCAGCTGGCAAAACCAGATCAGCCTGCGCGAAGTGGCGGTCGAGGTGTTCGACTGGACCGCCGCGACCGACGAGCTGGACGACGGGTCGGTGGCGATCGCCAATCCGGAACCGGATTTCAGCGACGCGCCCGACGGCGCGGACTGGTCACTGTCGGTTGGCGGGGCGGACGGGGCGCCGACGTTGCGCTTTACCGGCGCGGCCGGGATCGACGCGGTGACGCGGATCTATTTCGATTATGCGGCGGCATCGACCGCGCCCGATGCGGAGGATGACGGCGCATGGATCGCGGCGGGTTCGACCAGCGGCAGCGCGACAGACTATGTCGTTGCCGGGGTTGATCCCAATGCCGACTATTGGGGCGCGGTATCCTATCAGATCGACGCCGAACGTTCCGACCGGCTGGTGCTGGGTCCAGTCACCACCGGCACGGTGACGGCCGGTGAGGCCGGCAACGCAACGCAATTGGGCGGCGCCTATGGCGCCGGCGACATTACGACGATCATCGCCCGGCTGGACTCCGCCGGCATCCCCTGACCGCCACCGACATGACCACAGACATCCGCGCCTGCCCCGCAGTGCGTGAGGAAGGATGATGTATGCCATCCCGTTTCGCCGCCAAGGAAAGCACCGGATATTACGCCACATGGACGCTGGGTGACGCCAATTCATCCGTCGACCTGTCGGGATGGGTCTTCAAGGCCACGTTCGAACGCTACGCCGCCGACCCGGAGGCCTTCACGCTCGATATGGCGGCGGCGCCTGCCGACCAGGGCTTTCGCATCTTTAGCGGTCCGGCGCGCCAGATCACCTGCCGCATCCTCGCCTCCACCCTGGCCGCGCTGCCCGACACTACCGGCGACCTGACGCTGGTCGGCGACCTGCTCGCCACGCCGCCCGGCGCCGACCGCTTCTTCGTCGCCGACCTGGAATTCACCATCCTGAGGGGTCCAACTGCATGAACACCATGCCCATCAATTTTGCTGGCCCTCCGGGGCCGGGGCTGACCGCCGAGCAGCAGGCGCTGGTCGATCAGGCCATCGCCGTCGGCGAGGCTGTCCCCAACATCACCACCACTTCGGGCGAAAAACTGCCACTCACCTCCGCGCTCAATGGGACCGATGGGGGCGCCGTCCCGATTATCGTGGGCGGCCGGGTCGTTGGCTATAGCATCCCGATCGGCCAGAGCGGCGCGGCCGCCTACACGCTGCCGCGCATTCCCTTTTCCCGCGCGCAGGCGCAGCGGCTGAAGGGCTGCACCATCCGCATCCCCTATGTGATGTGGGCGACGGAGGGCTTTCTGGCCACGACGCCATTTGGCGGCAATGCAGTGCGGGTCGATTGGCAGGACGGCACGTTCGACGGCAATCTGGGCGTCGCGATGCCCGCGCAGCAGACCGGCACCCGGCTGACCCGCGACTATATCTATGTCATGACGGGCGAAGAGGCCTGGGTGGGCGGCACGCTCCAGATCGCGCCGAACAGCCCGACCGACGCCGTGCGGTCGTTTCGCGTCGAAAGCGGCGTCTATGAGGTGATCGCCACGCCAGATGGCACGGCGGCGACGGGCGCGGACGCGGTGCTGGACAACCGGCTGGGCGAACTGGAGCCGAACGTCGATATTTTCCGCGCGGTTGCGCCCAATCTGTCCATGGCGGGCGGCGCGCAGGTCATCATCGCCGAAGATGGTCGCGAAATGGGCCTGTCGCTGGCGATCGGGCAAACGGGCGAGGACAGCATCCTGCAATGGACGCTGAAACTGACGGGCGCGCTGCGCGCGGCGCTGGCCCGATCGCAGCCTCGGTTGACGCTGGAGTTTGTGACCCATGCCGGTTGGGACCGGGCGCACACCCTGAACATGCTGGCGCGCAAGACGAACCTGAGCCTGGACAACGACATCACGACGGCGAATGTCGATAATTATCAGACGATCGATCGCACGACCGGACAGCCGACGCGGCGGGTGATGGCCTTTACCTTCGCCCTGCCCGCCGACCTGTCGGACTATGACGATCTGCGCGCCTATATCCGGCTGACCGACACGACCCCGGCGAGCGTGGCCGAAAGCATCGCGCTGACCGGCTATCATCTGGACATATACCGCACTGCCGGCGATGCGCGACCGCCGGTGTCCAGCACATCGACGCTGGGCGATGAGGTCGCGCGCGCAGCGGCGGTCGATCAGGCGGTGGCGACCATTGCCGGGACGGGGCAGCGGGTCGGCGCAATGCTGCGGGCTTCGGATTTCGGCAGCATTGCCGAGGCGCTGGTATCGGCGTCGGCGAAGGCGAGCCCCGGCGCGATGGCCGTGGTCGATCTGGAGGCGCGGACCTATTATGAGCGCAACCTGGGCAAGATCACGACCGGCGCGGACGGCGTCCTGCCCGGCCAGGATGGTGCGAATATCATCCTGCGCGGCAAGGGCATGGGGTGCACGATCATTGACGGATCGCTGCCCGCGAACACGGACATGGCTATCATCCAGGCCACAAGCACCCTTGATTTCAACGGCAGCCAGTATCTCGAAAATCTGACCGCTCGCGCCAAGAACATGCGCTATCCCGGCCACTTCGACAGTGTTCGGTACAAAAATAATATCCATCTGCTCTGGCGCCAGGTCGAGCTTGAGCATCTGGGCAATGATGAGGCGGACGCCTATTGGGGCCAGTCGGTCTGGCCGTCACAGCACGCTTATGCGCTGGGCGTCACGTCGGGGAGCTATTTCGGCTTCTATGACTGTCGCGGCAAGGGGCGTCGTGCTGCTTTTTCCGCGCATGACCAATATGATACAATTGCAGGCAAGGGCTTCGATGATCCCGCGATAGTGGAATGGGTCGGCGGCCCGCTGACGGCGGTAGACGCCGCCGGCTGGAGCTACCGCCTGGAAAGCATCGGATCGATGGTCATGAACCGCGCTCTGCTGGCCGACGCGCCGCTGGGCGGCGAAATAAGCATGGCGGTGCAGCCATGGATGCCCACGGCGCTGGATCAACAGCCGGCGGATCATCGCTGTTGGGAACTGACGGGCCGAAACAACAGCCCGGCGGCGTTTCGCATTCAGGATTTCGGCCGTGCGCTGCGGATCAAATCGCTAACGACCGGCACGGGGTCGCGCATTCGCGTCAGCGGCAGCCTGGTCCCTGTCCTGTTTGGCAAGACGGGAACAGATGGCGTCACTTATGTCGATGGCGATGTCGGCCTGGCCGGCAGCGCGCATGGCTTGGTCGATATTCAGGAGACGGTCGGCGTCGGTCCCGCTTCGGACATGTTCATCACTTCCTTGAAGGCCCGCATCGGCAATCGCACGTCCGACCCGCTGGCCATGACGGTGGAAGTCGATGCCCTGCCGCCAGTAAACATCACCCTGAACGCGGACTATTCCGCGATGACCAATGCGCAGATCCGGGCCGTCCTCAGTGCGCCGCTGGCGGGCATTGCGGAAGTGTCGGAATATGCCATCGGGGAACGTTATCGCCCCGCGATCGTCGACGAAGAAAGAAACCTCCAGAACACCAGCGGCACCATGATCCTCATGGGCATGGCGCTTGCGGTGGACGCGAACGGCGCGCGCACGGTTCGGCCCATGACGTCGGCCGATCCGGTCAGCAGTTTTGCCGGTGTCGCATGGCAAGACATCCGCCCCGGCGCGCATGGTCGGGTCAAGAGCGGGGGTTGGTTGCCGACCACGGATCTGTTGCGCAGCGACGGCGGAAGCCCGGCGCTGGACAGCTATTTCGCGATCGATCCCGCAAAGCCGGGCTATGTCCTGTCCGGCAAGAGCAGCGGCATCCTGCGCGTGGTGCGCGGGTCGCTTGGTGCGGGGTTGTGGACGGTTGCTGTCGAGACGGATCAGGCGGTAGCGCAAAAGGCGGTGGAGGGCGAAGCACTGGCGCGCACGCAGTCCGATACCGCCGGATATGCAACGCCCCGCGTCATGCCGGCGCACATGAGCGGCGGCATGATGGTGCTGGCCGAAGACGCCAACGGCGCCTTCTTTTATGCGGACCCTGTCACCGGCAAGGTCAGCCTTCACAATCTGGTGCTGGACGGCGGCGAAGGGTTGATTGCCAACGGCAGCATTCCCCTGGTCCGCGCCATCGCCGGTCAGCCACTGATGTCATTTGACCTGTTCGACCGGCGCGTGATCGCCGAATATGGCGAGGTGCTGGGCCGCCCCGGCAGTGTGGATTTCGATTTTCTGCGCGTCACGGAATGGGATGAAGCCGGGCAGCCGCTGGCCGGATATGAGCCGGGGCAGCGCGTCCGCCTGCATCCCCGCGTGCTGGACGGCCTCACCATCCAGGGGGACGCCAACAAGGTGCCGCAGCTGTGGGCGGTGGTGGACAGCCCGAACGGCCCGACCCGCATGAAGCGGCAGATTACCTACAGTCAGCATGGCGTGACGGGCTATCAGGTCATCCAGCGCCCCGATGGCACGACGCCGGGCCTGATCCGCATCGGCAGCAACGACGGGGATCCGATCCGCGACCGGCACAAGGTGCGGCACGCGCAGTGGCATGTGGGCGAACCGGCGACCGCCGCGCCCACCAAGATCGTCTATGTCGTCGTGATCGGCCAATCGAACAGCGTTGGCGCGGGCAATTACGGGCCGAACCCGACCGGGGTAAAGGGTCCGCAGACCATCCGCACCGCGATGCCGATCCGCAGCGCGGCTTTCACATCGCGGTTGCTCACCTGGAATGGCGGCACCATCCCCTATCAAGGCAATCTTGATGGTGACGCCCTGGTGGGCGGGGTCGAGTCCAGCACGATACCGATCGATGCTGGACGCATCACTTCATTCGTTCCGATGGCAGAAGGGTTGGGCGCTGGTGCCCATGCCGAGGGGGGCGCGACGCGAGAAAGCTTCGTCACCGCGCTGGCGACCCATCTCAACGGTCCGAATGGCTATGACGGATCGGTCTATGTGGCGAGCGCCAGTTTCGGTTTCGGCTCGCGGAGTTTCGCGCAGCTGATCCACGACGGAACGAACCGGATGCAGCCCTGGCTCAATGCGCTCGCGTCCATCGACAACGCCAAGGCGATCGCCACCGCCAAGTCGCTGACGCTGGAGGTGCATGTGCTGATCGACCAGGGCGAGGCCGACTGGAGCAATGCCAGCTACCGCAGCCAGGTCGAGGCGGCATGGGCGATCATGAAAGGCGACATCACGTCGCGCACGGCCCAGGCCGCCGCCCCGCAGCTTTTCTATCACCAGACCATCCAGGCGCGCGGCAACTTTCAGGAGCCGGCCTATTCCGGCCTCGCCCAGGTCGAACTGGCGCGCAACAATGCGGACATCCATATCCTGCCGCCGCATTATTTCACCGACTTCGACACCGACACCATCCATTACAAGGCGCCCGAAGAGACCTGGCGCGGCGCTCTGTCGGGCGAAGCGATGGCCGACTGGCTGATCCGCGGCGAAACCGCCGCGCTGATGATGCAGTCGGCCACATGGGCCGGCACGAAGATGACCGTCACGATGAACCATCCGGTCACCCGCGACGCGGAGACGATCAGCCTCACCAGCGGCAATGGCGGCCTGTCGCACAGCAACGGCGCCGGAACCACCGTCACGATTTCCGCCGCCTTGATCGACCAGACCAACCCCAACAAGATCGTCGCCACCATGTCGGCCGCGATCCCCGCCGGTGCGGTCGAGACCGCCCGCATGGCCTATGGCAATCAGGCGACCGCCAACCCGCCATCCCAAGGCTTCAACGGCGGCCAGCGCACCGTGTTCAAACGCGCAGACTGGCGCCGTTACAGCATGATCGACGGACGCCCGCTCGACATCTTCGCCACCATCCAGACACTTGCCGCCACTGAGGAGGTTTAATCATGGCCGTTTCCGCCATCACTCGCGTTCCCTTTGCCATGCCGAACATGCCGGCGCGGCCGACCTACAGCATGACGGATCGCGACCGTCGCCTGCTGTCCTATGATGCGCTCAAGGTCTGGCTAAAGCCGGCGGACGGCAATGTCCGCCGATCCGGCAAGGCGCTGCGCGTCGCGGGCCGCAAGGGCTATATGGGCTTCGCCAGCGATGACGCGATCATCGTCGGCAACGGCATGACGGGCGATGCCAAGCCGGTCATCAAATTCCCCGGCGGCACGACAACCGCGCCGGAACTGCCATTGCATGTCCAGGGCTTCGTGCTGGACCCAACCAAGGGCTATTTCTTCGCCGCCGTCATTAAATGGGGTGCGGGGGTGGCGCTGACCGGCACGCCCTACACTTTCTTCGCCGCAGGCGTGGACACCAGTGATATCGACGTCCAGTTCTACATGCTCAACAACGCGCTCTGCCTCACGCACGGCAATGTGGCAGCCCAGCAGACGGCCAGCGTCGGGTTCGCGGCGAGCGGCTGCTATCTTGTGTGGGCGAGCTACGACCCGGCGACCAAGACGCCGATGGTCGGTATGAATAGCGTGCTGCCACGCAGCTGGACGACGGCGAACGTGCTGGAGCCTGCGGGGCCGGGGCGACAGGTCGCGATCGGCGGCAAGTTCAACGTGGCGGGCGTTGCCGGCACGCAGATGTTCCTGGGCGACATGGCTGAAATATTCATCTGCGATGAGCAGATGGTGACGGCCGACAAGGACATTCTGCGCGCCGATCTGCTCGCCGACATCGCCAGCGATTATGGCGCCGACTTCACGCTGGCCTGATCGTCATGACCACACAACAGGGAGCATCGGCGATGTCGCCATGGGTTGAGGCGGCCGTCGCCAAATATGCCTGGATATGGATTGGCCTGACTTTCGGCCTGGCGGCGAAATATGCGCTGTTGATCAAGAAGGGTGTGAAGATCAGGGGGTATCTGCTGCTGGCGGATATCCTGCTGCTGCCGATGGTCGCGCTGATCGCCTACTGGCTGGTCGGCCAGTTCGGGATGAGCGGCGAAGCGGCGGCGCTGGTGACGGCGGCGGCGACCGTCGGCGCCGATCGCGTCGTCAAGCTCTACACCGATCGCTTCATGCGTCAGGTGGAGGCCATCACCCTGCGCGACGTGTCACGCGACGTGATGGAGAGCAGGGGCGAACTGCGCAACGCGGTCCAGACCGAGCTCAGCGCCAAGCGGCTGGCGGGTCAGGAAGAATAGGGTCGGCACAGGGCTGACGCATCGGGGCGCCTTCGGGCGCCCTTTTTCATGGCCGCAAAGGCCGGGGAGACATATCGATGAACCAACTTGACTTGCAAAAGCGGCTGGCAGCGCTCGGCTTTTATCGCGGGCCGCTCGACGGGCTGTTCGGCGGTGCGAGCAAGGCGGCGCTGCTCGCCTGCATGACGGCCGGGCCGGACTATCCTATCACGGCGATGGACATCGCGCAGGCGGCGGAGATGCTGCGCGTCGAGGCGGCGAAGATCTGGGCGGTCTATGATGTGGAGGCGACCGGCGACGCCTTTATCGACGGTCGTCCGACGATTCTGTTCGAACCGCACCGGTTCAGCCGATCGACGGGGCATCGCTATGACCAGAGCCACCCCAAGCTGTCTTCGCGCGTCTGGAACCGCGCGCTTTATCCGCGCGGCCAGGGTGGCCGGTGGGAGCAGTTGCTGGCGGCGGTGGCGCTGGATGTCGACGCGGGCTTCATGTCGGCCAGCTATGGCGCGTTCCAGGTGCTGGGCGAAAATTTTGCCATATGCGGCGCGCCCGACCCATGGTCCTTCGCCTGGCGGCAGGCGCAGACCGAGGGCGACCAGCTGGAGGCGTTCGTGCGCTTCGTGGAGGGCAATGGCCTGGCCGCTCCGTTGCGCCGGGGCGACTGGGCCGCCTTCGCGAAAGGATTTAATGGAACCGCTTTCAAAGAAAATTCCTACGATACGAAACTGGCGTCGGCCTATGCGCGGAGGGCGAAATGAACGACGTCACGCAAACCCAACTGGTCGCCGCGGTGCGGCAGATCGCGCTGGTCGCCGGCGGCTTCGCGGTCGGCAAGGGCTGGCTCGACAATGATACGGCGACCGCCATCACGACGATCGCCGTGATCCTGGTTCCGTTCGTGTGGGGGCAGATGAAGACCCGCACGCTGGCGAAAAAGTGATGAGCGACGAAAATCATTCGACGCGGATGCCGCGCATCCTTCCCATTGTGGCGATCTTTTTCCTGACCGGCTGCGCGACCGTGAAGGACTATGCCTCATGCGACAATGCGCAGGCCGCCGTCAGGCTGGCCCAGCGGCTTGCGGACAGGGTCTGCCCGATCGCGCCCTAGCCCAGCCACGCCCAGATCGCGCGCCCAGCATTGTAGCAGCCCAGGCCGATACCGGCGATCATGGCGCCACCGATCAGGGTGGCCTCGATCAGGGCCAGGGCGCGTTTCATCGTTGGTCCGGCAGATGATCCGCCAGGCTGTTGGCCCAGCCATGCTCACCCTCTTCCTGTAGGGCCTGAACCAGATCCCATATCTCCATGGGATGCATAGGCACCCCGGCGGCGATTTGCTTCATGATGGCGTTATACTGCCTGGTAAGGTCATGGTGATCGGGGAGCATGGCCAATGTTCGCTTAATGTTCGCGAGTCGGTCAAGGCATTATGGTTTACGCGGACAGCCCAAGCTACTGGAATTGCTCGACGCAAATTCTGAGCGGTTTACAGCAAATGTGGCGGAAATGCTGGGTTATGCAGAGCTTGGAAGGCTAGTGTGATCGCCTAACTAAGCCTCGCAAGCGTCGTCCTATTCGCGATGGAAGAGTTGGCTATAGGCCTGATGGATGTCGCCAGGAAAAATGACTTTATGGCCGCCGTCGAGAAAAATGGTGCAGCCGGTTTCGTCATGCCTGGGAACGATTGCCACCACTGCGTCAGTGTCCACGTAAGCGCCGCCAGTGGGTAGTATATCAATTTGGACAAGCATCGATTTTCCTCTCGGGTCAGGATCAGAAGTTGCTCCTCCATGCCGGTTGGCGCAATCCCCTCAAACATGCGATCTTGTGGCCAATTTAGTTCCCCCAGGCCTCTGAAACCCGCGAAACCTCGTGGCGCAATGTGACGTGAACTTGGGGGAGGCGGCATTGAAAACAAACAGGAAAATGCTTCCACGGCTGAAACACGGGTTCGATTCCCGTAGGGGTCACCAAAATCCTCTCCCGGAGGGTTGCGGAAGATGCCATACCCGGCGTATTCTCATGGCATCGGCCGCTCCATGCGAAGCGGCTGAATATCACGCCATATCAACAATATTCCATTGCATTAGATAGTGGGCTGGCGCGTGTGTGGCCGGAGATGTCCGGTCCGGGC